TATTTTTAATCATTCTTTTTTAGCCTCTGGTTTAGGTTTAACGCTTTCAGCCACGACGCTTTTGTTAATGTCGGCCTGTGCGCTAATTAATATTTGCTCGATAGCTTGCGAAGATTTAAGGCTTTCAGCTTCCATGTCAATATTATGTTCAACAATATCTTTCTGTATTTCACCTTCTACAGTGGTTTGGGTCTGCTTTATATTCGACTGTGTTTGTACCTGCTCCACTAGCAAATCGGCTTGCAAGTTAGCATTAATCTCAGCCACTTTAGCCCTCATAGCTGCGTTAATCTCCGCCATTTTTCTGACGTGAGCTTCATGCGCTGTACCTATGTCAGACTGCATATCGTTTTCACGAACTTCTAAATCTGCTAATTTCTTAGCCTCTATTTTGTCTATGTCGCCTTGCAGCTTCATTTGCTGCAACTGTGAATCAGCTTGAGCGGCTTGCTGCTCGGGTGTGGGTTCTTGCTTGCCTTCTTTGTCTTTCTCGGCTTGCATGCTTGCTTCAATCGCTTTATCAATAACCCCTTCAATTTCGCTGCTGCCTTTAAACCCTGCTAGCCCCCATTGCAATAACTGTAGTATAAATGGTTTAGCTGAGGGGTCTTCTTTGAGTATAGCCCCAGCGCTTTGCATGTAAGTGCTGACCGCGTTCATGTACTCAGTACGTTCACCTTTAAGCGCTTGATAGTCGATCATGGCCACTGACTCAGGCCGGATATCAATGCGTAAGCGCGCGTCATTAGGATTTTTTATCAGTTCTATAGCCGCGCCTATGTGTTCTTCGTCCACACTAAATTCCATATTAGAGCGTTTATATATTGTCTCGGGGGAGAAATGACGAGCAATAACCTCTGCTTTTAACTGCATTAAGTCCCCTGCAAAACGGGCAAATTGCTCCTGCAATGCTTGAATTCTGACAGACCCAAATTTAGTTTTTTGTTCTGTTTGCCCCACACCTTCGTACTGGTTATCCAGTGACCCACGCATTACGTCGACCATGCCTGTTATTTGCTGCAAAAGGCCTATAGTCTGGTCACGTATACTTATCAACTCGCGAAGTGCTATGGTTATAGCTTCAATAGGCATCCATTCAACTTGACCGGCTAGCCCGCCATTTTCTCCAAATAGCGCCCAATTTGCTACCGGTATCAAGGTGTTATCCTGCCCATCGTTCATTAGCGTTTTTATCTCGTCGTTAGCCGCGTTGTACACGCCTGCAACTTTTACCGCTTCGGTTATTACCGCAATACGCGTTTGCAACGAGTCCACTTCGTTGTATAAATCCTCAGCCAAAATGTAATCAGGTGTTGGAGCGTATAGCGAAGTAGTGGGGTTAGCCAAGAAAAAAGGAGGGCACGGCCAGAAACCTGACAGCTTCAACACGTCCTCTTTTTCATCTACCTGCTTGTCGTACCCCAGTATTATCCAGTGGACTTTACGCGTTTCTTTACACCACACTTCCCACACTTCGGCTCGCATCCAAGCTGAACTAGCGCTCGAATCGTCTTCTTTGCCGTCTGATGTGGATTCTGTTTGCTTTTTTAAAGTTACGTTGTCCGCAACTTCCTCGCCCCATTTTGCAATTAACTGGTCTTTGGTTAAATAGCTGCGAAACCCAATCCATGGCATTTTTGCCCAATTGCGGCACCAGCCCCACGTAATATCCCCCCAATAAAAATAATCAGTAGGCGCGTCTTCATGCACTAACTTTTCTTCCATTAAAGGTTGACCGTCTTCGCCAACTGCCGGTTGACCGTCTTCGCCAACTGCCGGTACTTGTTCCGATTCCATTTCATAGCGCACTTTAGCGCACCCTAGCCCTGCTAATAGCCGATCTTGCAATGTTGATCTGAACACGGCGTCTATTTCAGCGCCGTTTTCAGCTATATCTAAATTTAACATGCGCTCCATCATTTCAGCGGCAACACGGCCCACGTCGTCTGCTGGCTGCGCGTAGCGCCTAGACACGTCTATCTTAGGCGTGTTTCCGTAAAGCATGTCCCCAAGCGTTTTTACGTTTGAATGGAACATGTTTAGATTGAAACCTGCTTTGCTTTGGTGTTCGGAAGACTTGCTTTCCCCCTTGTACATGCTGACTATTTTGTCTGCTTTTTTCCACCATTTTTTACGAGCTTTTAAGCTAGTGTTTAACTCTTCGGCCCAGTATTTATACTTTCCTTCGGGCGTGTCGTCGTAGTCTGCAGTGGACTCAATGGTGGCCGTTTCTGATGTTAGGAACATGGGGTTTTTCCGAATAGGGCTAAAAGTTCAATTTGCACAGTATACACTCTTTTTACTTTAGTCACGTTTAAAGCCTGTTACGTGTAAATGAGCGGCTATTTTTACTGTTTTCTCGCTCACTAAACATGCGCTCTAGGCTGACATCTCTACTGCGCACTAAAGCGTTATTGACTGACTCATGGGCGGTGGGTGGCGGCAGGTACTTTTTATTGGCCTGAATAGCCAGATATCTAAAAGAGTCCGACGCGTCACTTGCGTAGTCGTGCAAGGGGGTTTTAAGAAAGCACTGTTTTAGCTCATCCCACTTTTTGCGGTACACCCTCAAACATTCAACCCCGTAGTAGCAGCGATCGTAATCGAAATTAACGTGTTTTAGCATCTGCCTAACCGCTTCAATGCCGTCCTCTACACTTAGTTTAGGCACTATTTTAATTTGGCAGTCAGGCCCAAAATCTGCGTCTATAAACTGCTCTAACGCGCTTTTGTGCGTAGCAAAAGTTTTAGCTTTAGCATCGTGGGGCAGGTTGACCGACTTGTACCGGTACGGCTTTTCTTTGAGCATGTCAATGTAATGCTTTGCCTGCTCTCCATTATTGATATAGAAATCTATAACATTTATGCCAAACTGATGCTCTTGCCAGAACCACGCCACCGTATTATCGCCTCGACCAATATCAAAGGCCACATGCACGTCTAAATCTGGCAGCCAGTGGGTAGTTTTGTTTATTTGCCCTAGTTGCTCTATTTCGTTAATGATCGACGCGTAATAAGTGCCCACTAGCTCGGCAGAAAAGTCGTTTAAAAACTCTTGCCTGAATTTAGCGTCACTCACCGCGTTTTTAATGCGAACAATCTCTGCGGGGTCGATAACCCCCGAGTCGTACACTTTTATGTCTGAATGATACCACTCGCTATCTTTTTGGGACTTTTCGTAGTAGGCAAAGAACTGGTTTAACCGGCCGTACGCCGTTCCAATGATAACTAACCACCCTTTTCTATCCACTAAGCACGGCATAATGACCGCTTCTAACAAATCAGGGCGGCACTGGGCAAACTCGTCAATAACCGCGCCATCTAAGTAAAGCCCTCGCAATGCGTTTACATTATCTGAGCCACTGAGCCATATTTTAGCCCCATTAGGCAGGGTTATCGATAATTCGCTGACTTTTACATCAACCGCTATGCCCAAAGTCATGTCGACTAGATAATTCCACGCCACTGCTTTGGCTTGGGTTCTGAAAGGACATATATAGGCGTACTGCGCGTTTTTCTTAGTGGTATACAGTGCCCTTAAAATTAATTCAGCTACGCACCCGACTGTTTTGCCGTATCTCCGGTGACAGATAAGAAAGGCAAACCTTTCTTCTCGCTGGTGAAACGCCACCATTTGTTGGCGGGGTTTGTACGGCATTTCCCACGCGTTATCATTAGCCGCTTTGCGGGAGTTGCCAAAAGTGTGTTGAAAATCAGACTGATTATCGTAGGAGCCGTATCTAGACAGGGATTCGGTTATCTGGTAAGGCGCTGGGACAATGCCAAACCGTGTAAACGGGTCTTCATCGTGGTAATGGTCGGTGTATGCTGGGTCGGTGTAGTGGGTATGCGCCATTATTTACCCACAAACGACAAGATAGTTTTTAACTTATCTGCAAGCAGTACCCCAATACCGCCAGTTGTGATAAGCATCCCAATAATAAGCCCTTTGCCATAGCTGATTTTTTTATCAAGGCTAGACGCCTCTTCCTCAAGCATGACGACTCGGGTTCGTAGGCGGCTTTGGTTTGCTCGCAAGTCTGATACTTCGACGCGTAAGGCCTTAAACTCCGCCTCCGCTCTAATATCTGCATTTCGTCTAATCTCGGGGCTGTTACCAACTTGAGTGACGTGGCTCTCATCGTCTTGCACAACTTTTTACAATTTGCCTTTGGCCAGCGCTATAAACTTATCGCGATGGTTTTTAAATTTCTGTACTGCTTGGTCATCAATGGTGGTGTCGGAACGTCGGGCCAGATTTTCAGCTAGTTCAATAATGGTGTCGAATACCGCCTCAACTAACCAGCCAATTAACAATCTTTTAATCATCACCACACCTATATATTTCAGTAAAAAAGGCACTACTTCCGCCCGTTGTGTTCAAGCGAGTAGTGGTTCCCGTCGTTAAAACGCCCGCCCCATGCACCGCCCATTTTTTCCCACTGCTCGCCTAGGGGTCTATGGTCTTCGGTTTTTGTCAGGAACACGCCATCTTTAAACAGGTTTAAATCTCCGGCTAGGCGGAGTTTATGATTTGAATTTTTACTGCCGTAGGCAATCTTTTTACCCATAGGGCCAAAGGCTCGGGGGCTGCGGTAGAAATCACCGACGGTTACTTCGTAGCCGTTCAGGTAGGCCCACAGAATTAACGTAGCTAACATTTTAGTAAACTTGCGCTGTTTGTCGCCTAAAGTCATTAGTCCAGTTTTCCACGTGGCATTAGAGTTTGGTCAATGTTGATTATTGTAGTCTGGGTTACTTGCTGTTGTCCACCTACATTTGGATTGTCTATTTGCGCCTGCTGAAAATGCATCTTGTTTAGCTCAGAAATGGCCGATATCGATACCCGTTTATCGAACCTCTCCGCCTTTTGGGCAATTCGCCACAACATGTTTCTGCGCATGGCTTCGTTTGGGCCTTCTAGTAACTGCCGGTGGTACTGCAACATGTTAAGCAATTGTTGCCCATAATTAGATTTTACTAGGCGGCTAACAGTGGCAGGGCAAGCCCCATGGCGTTTCCCTGTTTGAGTGTAGTTCTCTCCCGAAAACACCGATTTAAGGATGTTTACCTGTTTGGTACGGAGCATGGTAGTCAAATACATTATCTTGCCTTGCACATGAGTTATTGCCTTCATGTACCCATCGTTCTCTGGATGGTGCCTATCCAAAAACTCTTCGGGGCTTTGATACTCATCTTCATCGTCGGGGTGTTCCCCCACGTCTAAAGTGTTGGGTGGCGGTGCTAGTCTGTTTCGTCGTGGAATTCTCATTTAAGAATTATGTCATGTTGTTAGGGTGTTTGTATACAAAAAATATTTTAACCCAATTTTTGTGAGTGGCTGGGTACTGGTATGGGTTCTTGTAATTTAAATTAGGGACGGGGTACCTCTTTGCTCTGGCCCTAAATAATTTGGTTCAAGATATTATTCAGGCAGTCTGGCCCTATTATATACATGGTGTAGTGTTGCATGTATACCCTAGTTAGTGGGGCCAGTGCGCCATTAATACCAAGGGCGCTGAGTGGCGCGTAGTAATACGTATATAGTATGTATACGATAGCATTGGTGGAGGGTTGATCGTGCGGTGACGGCTAAATTAGCATTATCGGCATTATCGGCATTATCGGCAAGTGGTGGAGTGTTACCCCGTTTTATAGTGTAGATAGCACTATTATAGGCGTCGGCAGCGGTCGGGTAATCCCAATGAGAACAAACAAAACACACAAAATATCAGGTTTTCACCTACCCTATAAATCACACACCCCCCAAAAAATTGAAAAATTAGAATCTTGACCAGAGAGATTATTTGTTTGTTTTGTTTGGAAACTACCCTCCAGCCCTTTGTTTTATTGACACACAAATTTTTTTTTCCCGACACACAAACGACACACAAAATCGTTTGTGTGTCAAAAAACAACAAAATATACAAAAAACCGCTTGCATTGTGTACACGTACCTATACAATAGGCGCTACATTCACTTATACAAGGTTTATATTTACACACAAACATGCAATTTACACACAAAATAGCACTGAGAACAAACAAATGTTTGTTAATTTGTTTGTTAAATTTACGACATAAACAAAGGTAAAAACGACATGAAAAACGAATACACTTATTATTGGGTCCAAGGTCAGATTGACGGCGAAACG